TAGCAACAGCAACGGAGATATTTACCCAATTAGTAAAATTAGTATTTGAATTTGGATAAATATCTCCGTTGCTGTTGCTATTGTATTCGGGAAATAAAGCTTGATTAAAACACATATAATCCACAAATCTAGTGCTGTAATGGTTTGCTGTTTGCGTTTGTTTGTCAATCAATAACGATAATTCCAAACGGTCGATATTTTCGCTACTTTCTGCGCTGTGTTTATAAACCCCTTTGTTTCCAATCGTGTACGCTGAATAAGGTAAATACTCAACCATCGCCCAGTGAATAAGCATCGGTTTTATATACGTGTTAACAAGTGTCAAATAGTTACCACTTAAAGTATTCGCAATAATATCCGCTTTTATTTTTTCTAATAAATCCGTTCCTAAATAACTTTGAATATGTAAATCCTGAGCAATTTTAATATATTGAATAAATTTATCTGGGTCAACGTTTCCGTTTAATGAAGTGAACTTAACAACATCGTCCCTCGTTATAATTAGTGCTTCTGCCATTTCGTATTATTTAGGTAAAAATCCTTTGTTTGGCATATCAATTGGACGCACCGCTACTAAATTCGGGTTGCGAACTCTATAACCTGCCTTTTCCGCCTTGTTAGTTGAAATCGTTTTCGCTTTCGGACTTAACGGGTCGATACCACTTTTTTCATCAAAAGCTACAAACGTTTTCCGCATCCATTTATGGTGGCACGCTCCACCGCCTTTGTACAACCATACCGAATAGGTAGTTGCCCCACGTGGACCAAAACCTGCAATTATTCCGTCCGAGCGTTTTTTCGTTTCGTTCACAACTAAACTACCCATTCTTATAATATCTTCTTTACGGTAAAGTTTATTCGCCCCTACCATTTTTTGACAAAATTTTCTTGAATTCCCTCTTAATCCACCCTCGTAAGAATAACGAACCATAAATTTAATTCCGTCAACTTTTGCATCTTGTTCACTTTTCGCTCTTGGGTTTGCAGTTCCCGTTGAAACGAAATTATAAACTTGACTTAATAAGCTAGGTTTTTTATTATTTAAAGCTTCAATTTCGGCATCTTCTAAATCGTCATTTTCATAATCAACTTCGTAGCTATCAATTAAAACCCAATTATCTGGCATATCTTCGCCTTTGTCAATTAACGCTTGTGCAACTTTATCGTCTTCGTTTTCCTGAGCGCTTAATTCCGTTCCCGTTTCTTCTTGCTTTTCTTCGTTTGTAGTAACATTTTCTAAATCCGTAAACTCCAAAGGTTGTAACGTCTTAAAGAACAATTTAGCGCTGTTTCCATTGTAGTTTAGTATTTGTTCTAATCCGTCTAGTAAAAGTTGCTGTAACGGTCTAATAACCATATTATCGAACAATACAAAAGCATTCTTTAATTCATCTGCATTACTGCCGAATCCATTTGCCGAACCTAAACCCAAAAGCAAACCGCTTGTAATCGAGTGCGAAACCATTATTTTCTTTTCGCATTCAGTTGCTAAAAATTGATAGTGTTCGGGTGCATCGTTCAAAGGTATATCATCAATTGTCGTTGCCGTTTCTTTGTTATTATTAAAAGCTACAATAACCGATTCCCCTTTCGAACCAGTTAGTTTGCTCTTAACTTGCGACTGTAATAAATTTTGCACTTCAATATCAGGAACTCCATTATTAAAATTTACGACTTTTGTTCCACTGAAACGCTTTTGAACTGTATTAATAAGGTAGTCGCTTACTTCTTCTTCAAGTAACGCATATGCCGTTCCTGCCACGTAATCGGGCGTTGAAAAATACTTCATTCCTACCGAATAAGGTTTAACGCAAAGTATTTCTATTTTATCCTTAGAACTTCCAAAAGCTGAATATCTTTTAGGAGGAAATTTTTTAATGTCTTCCCAATTATCAGAATAATAATAACCGTTAATTTGCCCGTATTCATCGCATTTTTCCATCGCCACTAAATTCATATCCATATGAAAAGCTTTTAGTATTTTTTTATGGTCATCTGAATAGTGGACTTGAATAACGCACTGACCTAATGTTTTTAAATCAAAGCATAATTTTCGCAAACAGTTCTTATTGAAAATAGCCATTACTTGAGCGTATTCGCTCGGCTTTCTGCTTGCGTCAATTACCCCTAATCCTTTCCCATACATTAAGCGAGTAACGTTGTTAATAATACTCATGTTCGTTGCGCTTTTTCGATAGCGGTCTATAAGAAATTGAAAGTACGAATTGTTATCGCCAAAAGTTACCCATTCTTTTTGCTTGGATTCTATAATTTGCGGTGCTTCGTATTGCGCCAAATTTATTACGTCTATATTCATAACATCACAAAATCATTATTACTTGAATGTTCCGTTGTTTGCAATCCAGCTTTATAACACCAAACTCGCTCACTGCCTAAAAAAACAGTAAGGTTGTAAAGTTGAACAATATAAAACCGCCCTGCAGTTAAATTATAAACCGCTTCAATTCCTACGTAATAGCCGAAGTCATTAATTATCGGTGCGCTTATTGTTTCGCTCGTTCCTGCTTCTTCATCAATTACAATTATTTCAGTAATCGTTACCGAACGTGGTACGCATTTAATTTCTTGAGCTGAACCGCTTACTTGTAAAACATTCATAATATATAAACTATAAAACCTAAATTCTGTTGCATAAAAAAAGGGAAACCGAAGCTTCCCTTAATTTTTTTAATATGAAAATCTTAAGTTGTCACAACCGTTGGCGAACCAATTGCTGTTAAGAAATCAGATTCCGTGTTTGCGTTTATGAAATTTCCCGGTATGTTTTCCATTCCAGTAAAAGTCAAATTATAACCTACTAGGTCACCCATTTCCGTTCCGCTTGCAATAGTAGCGGCGCTAACGTCGCAACCTCTAAACAAACCTGCAATTCGATACGTGTTATCTCTTCCTCTTACAAAAATATGCGGTCTTCCGTAAGATAACAATTTAACAGTTTTGTGCGTTTTTGCATCTTGCTTTTTCAAAGTTACCGTTAATTCTTGCGTGAAAAAAGTTGTTCCGTTTTCTCTCGAAGTGTTTACAGTTTCTTGGTAACTGTTCGTTCCCTTTAACTCAAACTTATAAACAGTTGTGATGCCTGACATTGTATCAATCAAATCTTCTAAACCTGCTCCTACGTTATAAGTTACATCAGTTTCGGGGTCGTATTCGCCATAATTTACGAAATAAATCGCATCTAATCCTGCGATAGAATCCTTACATTGTTCGGTTCTACCTTGTGCTATATCGCAACTCATTAGTTAGCTGAATTTGTGATATTGTAAGTTACAACGTCTTCAACGATTCCGTACTGAACACCTGCAGTCAATCGCATAACGATACGTACATTTTGTGAACCGTCGATTTCCGCTTGGTCAATTACTCGAACTTCTTGCGTATCTGCTAATAAACCAGTTCCAAAGAACATATTTGATTTTGTTGAAGCGATAGCCGTTGAACTAGCAAGCCCCGGACAATGTGCAATTTTAACACCTTCAAAAGGCAATACTGCGCCACCGTTGAACCACATTGAACCTTTACCGTCGATACCGTTAGCTCCTAAGTTAGTAGCGAAGCCACCCAAAGCACGAACGTACAATCTAAAGAAATTAGTTGATACGTAAATGTGGTAATCGTCTTGTGATGAAACCGCAATCGGCGTAGCGTCTAAAATTTTTCCTAATTCAGCAATTACGTTAGTTGATAATAAACCACCACCAACTAATGCAAGTTCTTGCGCCGCAGGAAGTGCCGCGTCTAAAGATAACAAAGTTGAAAATCCGTCGAACTCACCAGCGTTTGATGCAACACCTCTCCAGATGTTAACTTCATTTTCCGAAGCAACTTTTTCCGCGTATTGTGCCAACAAGAAATCAGTAAAAGATTTTGGCATAACGTCGAATGCTGAATAACCCATTTCGATAGCGTCCCAATCATTTCTGAAAGTTGATTTACACAATTGGCGGTTTACTTGTAATTCTTTCGGCTGTAAAATTCTTTCCGTCAAAGTTACCGTTCCAGTTGGGTCAAAGTCGCATGAAGCATTACCCAATAATTTATCGGTAGTAAGTCTTTTCATTACTTCTTTGAATTTTACATTTGGCTTAATTGTAATTAAGTTATTAGCCAAAGTTGGTGCAGGCAATAAAGCCGCTGCAATGTACTTACCTGCGAACTCGCCAGCGTAAGTAGTTGTTATTGATGTACTTGTACTCATTTTTTTATAGTTTTTTAATTATTTATACTGCTGTTAAAGTGATTGAACCTGCAGCAACTCCTGAACCGTTAACATACCAATTCGTTCCGTCACAAACTAATTCTGCAAAGTCTCCAATTGCTTCTGCACTTGCTACGAAAGAAATTGTGTTTTCGTTAACTCCTGCAACGTGTGCGCCGTTTACTAAAACAGAACCCTCAATTACATTTGTCGCCGCTTTTACAGTCCAGTTAGTTGTTGCGAAAGCTAAACCAACTACAAACTTAAATCTCAATCCTGCAGATGTTGCCACCGCTGGCAAAGTGATTTCAGCTCCTGCCGCTGCTTTTAAAATTAATACTTTGCCACTATCTTCAGCGGTCAATGTTGTTGCGCCTGTTACAGCTTCTACGTTTGCTAACTGTCTTTCAACATCGTTAGAAACATTTAAATACGTTGTACTCATTTTGTTATTTGTTTATAAATTTTAATACTAAATCCATTGTTGATCTCGGTGCTTTTGACGGCTCCATTTGTTTTGATTCTGGATTATGAACAATTGGTTTCGGTTCTTGCATTTGTGCAAGTTCTGTTTTCAATCTTTCATTTTCCTCTTTTAAAGATTCCATTTCCGAAAAGAAAGTTTCTTTAACCATTGATTCAACTGTTTTTTTAACCGTTGCTTTATCAATCATTTTTTCGTCTTTCATTTTATCGTCTTTTTTCATTTCCTCTTCTGCTGGCTCTTCTGCAGGTGCTTCTTGTTCTTTAATTTCAGCAATTACACCTTCTTGAGTTACGATTAAAAGCATTCCGTTTTCGACTACGTATTCACCAACTGGCATTGGGATTTTTTGTTCGTCTTCGGTAATTATAAACACTTCGTTGTTAGCTTCAAAGCTATCCGCTTCAATAACCGTTACACCGTCGTTTAATTTCATTTGCTCTAATTTCACTTCGATGTTTAAAGCGACACAAATTTTGTTTACTATTTCTTTGTAATTCATAATTGGTTTTTTTATATAAACTATTTTGTTTTTAATCTGTTGCACTTTAGCGAATAATTACCACTGTGTTTGATGTTGGTCTTATGACTGTTTGTGAACCACCGTTAACAGTTGAACCGATTCCCTGCTGTGATAATTCGCCCTCGCAACATTCTTTTCGGTACTTGTTATCCTTGCATAAGCAACCACGTTTACCGCCTTTAGGTGATGTTGTTTTTGTTGGCATGTTAGATTCCTTTGATATTTGAATCAATAGCGTTTGCAAGTTTAAAATAAGCGGCTGCTTTTCCTTTTATAGATTTTGCAAAAGCTGGCAAATTCGTGATTGATGCAGGTGCTGTTAAACCCAACGCTTTCGCTTCGTTAATAGTTTTTGTTGCTTCAGTAATAAATCTATCTGCTTCAACATTAATTATCTTTCCCGTACTGTTTAAACCTGTTTGCGCTTGTCTAATTGCAGTTATATACTTCGAACCGTCTTGCGATTTTTTAAGAAATTCAGCGTACATTTTTTCGATTTCCTGAACCGATTTAAACATTGCTAATTCTACTTTTTGCGATTCTAATTTTACCGCTTCTTGTTCACTCATTTTGTTGATAATCTCTAAACTTTTCATATATACTTTGTTAAAATTTGTACTACTTTTTCCCTTGCTGACATTTCGTATTTTTCCGCAAAATACCCCTCAATGCTGAACCCTTTAAATTCGCCTTTCTTTACTTTTTCCCACGTTTCATCGTTGTCGACTTTCATCGCGATCATCCACGTTCCTACGGGCAGGCTCATTTCGTAAAATGCGCTTTTATCTTTTTTGCTATCTTCAATAATCCACGATTCAACAATTGTCATTCCGTCAACTTTAACGGCATGGTTTTCAGTTGTATTCTGATGTTGCCCTCGCATGAATACCAACTCACTTGCACGTTTTACCGTTTCCTTAGAAAAGAAAATTTCAAACTCTTTGTCTTTATCCTTTCTAAATATTCGTTTGTTTGGAATTAACGCGGCTCCTAAAACAATTCGTTGTTCATCAATTGCTTTAAGTTCGATTTCGTGTTCCGAAAGCGCAATAAAGTTTTCTTCAATTGCAGGTTTTTCAACTAAAGAAACAGCAAAAACACCGTCCTTAGTTTCGTCTTTAATTACCAATTCGAAAACGTCCATAACTAATAAACTATATTTGCGCAGTTTGTTGCACTTTCATATCGAATTGTTGCGCACTTGTAACGTCGTTACTTACCACGTACGCTTTAACGGGTTGTTGCTGTAAAGTTGCTAATTGATTTATTCCAGTATCTCCAACAACGTTTAAATTCGGTGCAACAACGCCACCTGCACCGCCACCGCTACCACCTAAACCACCGCCACCGTCGGGTGCTGAACCACCGCCCAAAGTTTTTAACGCTTTTGTTGTTGCCGCTATATTAGCCGCTATCCCTAAACCAGTGGAAACGTTATTCATCGCTATTACGGGAGCGGCTGCAACTCCACTAGTTGCAATTGCTTGGGGCGTTGCTAACGCCGCTACATTTGCTAATTTATTTGAAATTATCATTTTAGCAATACCGATTGCACTTTCTGCAATAACCGCCGCTTTTTGTACGCCTTTACTTTTTTCAAAAACACCTTTGATTAACGCAACTCCTTGCATTGCAGTATCTAAACCTTGTTGCTGAATAGCGGATTTTTGTTCTGCTACTGCCCTTGCATCCGCTAGTTCTTTTTCACTAGCTGTTTTTGTTATCGCTCCTATCTCTAAAGCTTTTGCCGTTTCAATAATTGCTAATTGTTCTGCGTTCCCTTTTGCAAGTTCTTCAAGTGTAAAATATTTCTGACGAACTAATTCGAGTTGATATTCTTCTTCGGTCATTGTTTTTTGCAACCCTTTCTGAAAATTATCTTCGTCTATTTCTTCTATTTGCGATTGAAATTCTTGTTCTTGCTGAAGTTTCAATGCGTTGGCATCTTTTATCGCTTTTTCGCTTTTTTCAATAGCATCTAATTCAAGTTTATTTAATTCAGCTAACCTTTGTTGTTCTGCAATATATTTAGGGTCTTTTGTTAAATCAATACTATCTGTTTTTTCAATTTTATCAATTTCTTTTTTTGTTTCTTTTGCGTTGTTAATCCTAGCAACTTTTATTTCGTTTTCAGTGTTTAAAATACCTTGTTTCATTTCAGCGATAGCCGTCAACGTTTCCTCAATCATTTCATCGTTTACTCCACCGATATTTGTCGCTCTTAAAATCTGTAAGTTCAAACGAGCTTCTTTTATTAATTCACGTTGATTTGTTAACGAACGTTTAAGCTGTAACTTTTCAAGTGCCTCCGTTGATTTCCCCTGCGCTTCTAATAACTTAATTTGTCGGTCAATACTTCCAGTTTCTTCATCGTATGCTTTTTTTCTAGCTTTACGTTGCTGTTCTTGTTTAGCAAGTGATTTATCAACACGTTTCATATTAGCTTCGTGCCTTGCTTGCATATTGCGTTCGTTTTTCGTGTCAATAACATTGAAGTATTCAAGTGCTTTGATTGCACCGTAAACAACTCCTATAAACGGGAAAAATATTCCTATTAAAACTTTTATTCCCGTTCCTAAATTATCGAAGTAATCGTAAGCTTTGATTACATAACCGCTTAACGTTGTAACAACCTTAGTTACTTTGTCAAAGTTTGCAATTAATAAACCAACCAAAACAATTATTGCACCGATTCCCGTAGCTATTAACGCAAACCTAAACAACTTCATTGCTGTTGTTGCTCCACCAGTTACCGTTGTAAGTCCAACCGTTGACGCACTTAAGCCAGTTTTTGCAACTGAATCAGCTTCCGTTATTGCTACATTTGCAAGGGTTTCTTTATTGGAAATTCCCATCACAAAATTATAAGCGCTTGTGAAAATAGTTGTTGACTTAACAACCGCACCTAATTGTTTAAACGCTCTTCCTGCATCTTCTAAACCCTCCAATCCTTGCGCCAAAGCCATTGCACTTTGAACGCGTAACATCGCTTGTTGAACTTCTTCGCTTTCAACACCAACTAATCCCATTGCGCCCTGAACGGCACTAAAACCATTCGCAACCGCACTAACTGATTTTCCTAATGCAATAAATGCACCTTCGCCTTTTTGTGCTTGGATAGCATCGTTTACGTCTTCAATTTTATCTTTTAATTCCGCTGCTTTTTTTGCAGCGTTAGCAACTTCAACTGACGTTTCACCGAACGCATCCGCAAGTTTTTGAACCTCTAAAACTGCCTCCTTATATTGTGCCTTTAAAGACTTACTATTGTCTTTAATTTCTATTTCAATAACCTTTTTTTCTGCCATGATATTTTTGATTTTCTTGCTGTACTATTCTTTTTAAATCGCTTGTTAATTCGTTTACGCCTTTTGCAATATCAACTTCTTTTGATACGCCGTAAAACTTTTGTGTTTTCAATAGCTGAATTATGTTATTTATTCGCATGATGTAGATGTAAAGTTTGTTAATATTTCTTCGTAAAATTCCGCAATCGTCCACGACTCGCAACCTTGGGGACAATCACATTCTTCGCTTGCTGTTGCCACTAAATCAAAAGTTATATTATCGTTTGAAGAATATAAATTCCATTGTCCGTCTTCAAAAATCAATCTAAAAAATTCGTCGTTATCTGCTCCGTTAAATCTAGTTCAACGGTAATATCAAAAGCTATATTAACACATTCATCGCAATCGAATACAAAGCAAGGCGCTATATCTAAATCCGTAAGTAATTCTACCTTGTCCCAAACTGCGTTAAATGGAATACACGAATCGAAGCTTTCAACGTTTGCTAACGCAATTTCACTTTCTCCGTCGTCAACTGACAAAATCCAATTTCCATTTTCCCAACCAATTGTAAAAGTATTTTCGCCGTCAACGCCAGTGTAATAATTAAATCCATTTTCCTGCCCTGCTAAATTCACTTCAACAGAATATTCAATTTCGTCTAAAATAAATTTAACAATAAAACATTCCGAACACGGAACGATCGGTTCTAAATCCAAAAGTAAATTCATTTTTACTTCGCCGTTGTTTAGCGTTGTAGATATATCGTTAATCAAATATCTCTTATCTTTTATAATTAGCTTATCGTTCAATCTAAGCGCACTAATTAACCCAGTTGGTAAATAAGCTGTAAAAGAAAATAAACGTTGTTGTAGGTTGTATAAATTACCTAAGTGGTTTGCGTAATAAGTGTTGTATAAACTGTTTGGTTCTGTTTCTTGCGTTACGATATTAAATTCATTTCCGAAACACAAACTAAAACCCGTTGTGTTGACTGAATTGAATAATGCGTAATCTGTTACGTTTAGATAACTTGAACCGTCAAAGAATTTAAAAGTTGTTGCCGTTTCTTCGCCTCCTAAATATAAAAGCAAAGGTTCTGGAACATACGCCGATTGATTTTCTTCAATTAAAAACGTACAAAACAAATTACTTGTTTCTAATTCCGCAAACTGAATGTTCTCAAAGGGCAACTCGATTTTAAATTCCGTACCATCGTAATTGAATGAATAATCTAAGTCACCATATTGTCGATTGAATAACGCTGAAAAGTTTTTATTAATAAATGATTTACTTTCTTTATACTTAAAAGCAATCTGCTTATATAAAGGAACTTTTTTAATTCCACTTGAATTTATTACATCCGTTGTAATATCAAATTCTTTGCCTAATGAATACCAATCTTGCAACGGTTCTATTGTAAATGTCGTTTCGTTTTCGCCAACACAAACCAAATTAAATGCTTTGAAAATAGCTGAAACAAAATCTACAATTTTTAAATTAGGTGCTAAAACTGAAGCGTTTAAAGTTGACGTTAAATTAATTGTATTTCCAAACCCCGTATAAATATTTCCGCTAGGGTCTTGATACAATACATCAACGTCAAAATTAACTGTTTTATCAGCTTTAAATTGATAAGTAACAACTGAATTTAAACCGGGTATGTTTGCTTCTTTAGTTAAGATTAGTGGATTTGTCCCTCCATAACTTTCATAAGTAGCATACAAAACTCCGTTAACATAACCTTCACAGTAAATAGTAGCCGTTCCGTCTGAAACACTTGAAAAACTTAATGTTGTTTCGTGAAATGTTAAACCTGCAATTGGAACATAAGAGTATGTTAATGTATTATCAATCGTATTAAAAAACGTGTTACTTGGTGTTGTACTATTGTAATCAATTAATTCGTAATTAGTCAAAAACACAAACTGTTCTACATTTTGATAGCGAATGTATAAATCAGTCCAACGTGCTGAATTAAAAAACGAGCCGTTAAAAGTTATTCCAAATTGTGTTCCTATAATTTCAAATATTTTATCTGCTCGGATAGCAGGAAATAACTCAAACCATTTTACACTTCCTGTGTTGGTTGTAATATCGTTTGCACTTGCGTCTCCAAACGTCCAAACTCTTCTAGGTGCAATTAGTGGGTATCGTACATTATAAGCTGTTGTTCCGTCCGTAACCCTATTGTAAACTTCCGTACCGCTGTAAGTGTGCGCTATTGTAGAATAATCTAAATCCTTTAACGTAAATTCTGCAAACCTATCTTTTAGCGAAGTCAACGCGCCGAAGAAATTTAACGAATAACTTACAACCTGACCGTTTTTTATTACAGCTTCATTCATCTGAATTTTGCCAGTTCTAAACGGTTGTGTTTCAATTTCAATAAATGCGTCACGTCTTAAATTTTGGTCAATTGTAGGAATAACATCGCTTTCGTACCAATGCTCAAAAATAGCGTTGTTTCGTGGTGATGCAGGAACTAAAAACGATTGTGAAAAGTCGCTAAATACTTTGCTTATATCTTGAACGTTTGCAACGGAACTATTAACCGTTACAATTTCGTCTTTGAATAAGTCAACCTCAACCCCCTCAATAAATAGTGCTAACTTCGTCATAAGCGTATTCAAATTCTAGTGTATAGTTTAAATCTTTTCTGTTAACAGTTTTTATCAAGTCAATATCGCCCGTTAATATTTTTGCAGGAAGTCCGTTTACAATTACTCGTTCCGATAATAATAATTGTTCAACAATGAATTTGAAATTTTCCTCAACACTTCCGCTGTTTAATGTAACTTTTCGCCTTGCGTTGCGGTTCATCTGCCTTGTTTGACCGTCCGAAACAGTCCAACTATTTGGAGTTGCTGTTGGAACTTCAGTAAGGAAATTATAATCTTCGCTTGTAAAATTCATTTTATCGGTTGATGCTTTAAAGAAAAATACACGTTGCCACCCCCCTGCTTTATTTATGAAATCAATCGGAATCGGAGTGTAACGGCATTCAACTAACGGTTTGAAAGTAAACGATTGTAATAACACGTCTGAAGCTGAATAAAATTCAACAATATTTCCCTTAAAAAAATAATTTGTGTTCGGAAAACTTGCACTTTGATAAATAACAGGAATATCAACATACCTTTGATTTACTGCATCTAAATTCGTTGTAATTTCATTTGCAGGATTTGCAATTGAAATATATTTAACGTAAGAATTCGGAGCTAAATAAACAGTCATATATCCTGGAGAATCTAAACCGCTCGGGGTGCTCGCCGCACTTGAACCACGATAATAAAAAGTCATTCCCGTTGGGTAGTTCCATAATGGAAAAGCACCCGTAAAAGTATTAACCTCATTGCTCCATGGCAAAGTTGGAAAAACTGTTGAATCCGTAAAACTTCGGTAACCATCAAACGAGCGGAACGTTCTTGTATCTAGTAAAGTGTAAATACCTGAAACGTTTTTATATCGCTTAATTTGAACATATGCACTATGTGCGTTCGGCGTTAACGTTGGGGGGTTCGGTAGCGTTCTAATATTTTGATATGTGTTTTTAATGAACTCACGAATAAACGGAGTTATATTGAAACGAACTACATTATTCGTTAAACTCGGATTGCTTTTTTCAAGTGTGTAATTCGGGGTTGCAGGAAAAGTTGAAGTGTTACTTATAAAAATTTCAACTTTCGCTCCTGTTTGTCCCGTTTCATTTACTTGACTTATAAACGGCGTTCTTGCGTACATTTTCTCTAATTGCTATGTCGAGAATATTCTCAACGGTTAATACATAAGGGTTTATTAATTCAGTTGGTAATTTCTTTAATTTCGTTTCTAAAGCATCGGAAAAGAACATCGTTGGTTTAATACCACGGTTGTAAATATTCCCTGCTATTATTTGCGCTATTGTGTTATAATTACCTTTTTTATATTTGCCTTTTTCGTCACGAAGTCTTATGTTTTTTCTAGCTGCCCAAACTGCTATATTTGAAACAAAACTCAACCATGAACCTGCTCGACTTCCAGAACCAAATTTAAAACGGCTGTTTGGTGCTTGTTGTCCTTTTATCTTTGCGTTCGGTGAAACTTTGCTAGGGTCTTTTCCTTTAACTCCTTGATCTTGGAAAAACCCGTAATCTTCCATTGAAAAACCGATGCGAATAGAATTTTCGTAAACTTTGCTATCGCCTTTAATCGAATTGTAAAGCTTTTTAGAAGCGTTTTTTTTACGTCTAGTTAAATTCGTTCTTGCTTGTTTAACAACTCCGTCAACGAACTTTTGTAATGCTTCCGCTCTTAAATCTTTACTCATTGTCGTTTAGTTATTCGTTTAAATTCTCGCTCCTGAATTTCATCGCTTTGTTTTTTAAACGTGAGAAAAGTAAGGCATTTTCGGAGTCCCAATTTGGTAACTGCATCAAACTTTGTAACGTCTCCTTGAGCGAGTACATTGATGCTTCCATACCAACCCCACTGTTTTCCAAATTGACTGCGTTCGCTAAGTCTTCCTTCGTTAGCTTCTGCATTTCCTTCTCCAAATATGTCAGCGTAGCCATCAATAATTCTTTTTCTAAACTCCAAAAAAAAACATTCGCTCCCTTTACTATCTCCAACGGTGCAAACTTCATTAAATCGCTATATTCGTCGCTACCGTTGTAATCGTGTATTGAATAACGTTCGCCTTTTGTTTCTTTAATTGGTCGATACATAACTGCCATTGCTTTGTGAAAATTAGAAACGTCTTGTAAGTAATTTTCTAGGTCAACGTATTCGCCAAATGTTATTTTTTCTAAATTCGGAATAAAACCAAACTCCAAATCTTTTATTTTAAAACGTTCGTGAAATTTCCCTTCGCTTTTTAATGTTTCAGTCAACGAAAGAATTAAATCCGTTAAATCATTCATCGGTATTTTTGCAATTGATTTTAATTCAATACCGCAAAAACATTGAACCATTTGCTCCATTAAAAATTGTTCGTCTTCGCTATTTTGCGAAGCGTTAACAAACTTTTGGTAATTAACCAAAGGTATTTCCGAAATAGATGTTGGAATAGTAATTTCTACTTTCATAATATATAAACTATTTTAATCAATAAATGTTATACACGCCTTTATTTGTGCTTATGGATTCCATTTCGTGGTAACGCACCGCATCAATTGCGTGGTCTTTTCCCCCCTGCGGTTTATTCAGCTGTTTGCCAGTCTTATCAACGTCCCAACAATACCCACGAAGTTCTTTAATTAAATTAACGCTTTCCGAAGTTACTAAATATTCTTGCTGTTGCATTAAATCAATTCCGTAATTAATTGAATCTTTGCCTTTCGTTGCTGGGTATATTTGCAACCCCCTGCGCCGTATTTCTTCAATACTTTTCGGCTCGGCGCTATCTGCATAAATCAAAGTATCTTTTGGTAATAGGTTCGCAATATCACCGTTTAACATTCCCGTTTGGTAAAACAATTCTTTAAGAATACGTTTGTCATTCCACTTATAAACTGCTATTGCTGAAGTTGGGTCATTGGTATATCCGAAGTCTAATCCTATTCCTAATAAACGAGCATCCGTTGGTATTGAATCGATTGTTTTCCAGTTGCTAAATACAACGCCTTCAAGCATTCCGATTTGTCCTTCGCCGTAAACTTTCCACCAATTAGCCCAATAATTTGATGTTAACGCTTTGATTTTATTATTCTCTATTTGCTGAATAATAGAATCGTCTAACGCTTCATTATCTAAATAAGTAAGTATTATAAAATCTGCGTTCGGGTCGTCTTTTAATTCGGAGTGAACCCAAAATTCATTGACGGGATTGAAGTCTAAATAAACGTGTTTCTTTGTACGGATTGAAAGTTCGTTATAAGCGTCAAAGGTCATATTATTACACTCATTCATATATAAAATGTCACGCCTTGCACCCCTTAATTTACTAGAATCATCTGCCGAAAAGAAATCAAAAACAGAACCGCATTTCATTGTATACGTTAATAACGATTTGTTTAAACATTCATCGTTATATCGGTTCGTCCATTTTAGAATTTTAATAAAATCCTTTAACGCTCCACGTCTTAAATGTGGTATTGATTCAGCAATAATACTTATTTCGCTGTTCGGGTTTTTAACTGCGTAATCAATTAGGACCGCTAAAATAGAAAATGTTTTTGAAGCCGAAGTTCCGCCTTGAATTATTTTAATTCGTTTCTTCAATTGCCGTATCTTGTTGACGGCTGTCGTTCGTTTGAACATAAACTTTTTTTAGTGCGTTGACCCTATCCGCTAAACAACTTGTGCAATTAGTAAAGTTCGTTACCTTGTTAAAAACGTTAGTGTGAATTTCGTTTAATCGGTATTGAACGGAGGGAACAATTGAACCCCTTGCAACTGTAAAAAATTCGTGTAGAAAGTTGTAATCTGCTTCGTTTAAACAATTGGGTTTATTATAAGGAAATAGTTTGTTTAACGCTTCCTTTCGGCGGTCGCAACCGCAGTCTTCCCCTGCTACAAATTTAACAAGTGCTTTAATTCCAGTTGCTGTTGTGATTTGGTCGATAGTGTCGCCTAATCCTTTTGGTTTTCTTTTTGCCATTATTTATAAATTTTGTATTTCTTGTTTAACTTCTAATAAGTATTTTTGCAAATAAATAGCATACTCATTAAGTGACGTATTAGTATTTGTGAATGGTAGAACTAATATCATCTGTTCAACTGCAATTAAAGCGCATTGTTTAGCTGACGTTGAAATAATATTTGTTTCTAAAAATTTATTTGAATCACTTTGCCAATTTAACATTTTAAGATACAATTCTTCTGCTTTCTCTTTCGGTGTCATATCAATTCGTAATCGTTATTAATTAAATCTTCATAATCTTCTTTACAGTTCGCTTTTAATTTACGCTTACATTCTGCCAACGTGTCGAATACCGAGCGCAGACTTATTGTCGTTCCGTCCGAAATATCTCGCATTGATTTTCCGCTATCTAAATACAACCTAAACAACATTGCATCGTACCATTCCCACTTATCAATTTCAGCTTCGATAATGCTGTTAAAACGAAATTGTGCTTCGTGATAACTGCTATTGTCAACGGCTTCAATATTCAAAGGTAAATCATTTGTTTTATAAACTTGCTCTTTTGCTTTTACAAAGTTTAAAAATATAGACTTCAGCGTTAAATAAATATAGTATTCATTCACTTTTCCGTTAACAATTATTTGTTCGGGTTGCTTATTTCGGTCTAGTCTAAGGTACATTTCTTGCACCAAATCTTCAGCATAAAAATATTCGCCGAAACTGTTAATTACTTTTACATAACTCTTATGGTTCTTTGCAACTTCACTTAACCAATTCATTCATCTGGAAATAAAGGTTGCTCGATAATTGTATTTTCAATAGACTGTAAAGGTGCTCCGTAACCTGAATCCATCAATGCTTTGTAAGCTGAAACATCGCCGTCCCTTGCTTTTTTAATTAGTGCCAAAGTCATTAAATCTTCTTGTGACATTGTTTCGTTTACGCCTGTTAAAGGGTTCTTTAAATTTTGATTAACCTCCAACCATTGACGCGCAATAGTTGAACGGTTACGACTTCCTTTTGGTCTTCCGTTTGGGTTTCCACTTTCGCCTTGTTCAAATGGTTTTAAGTTGTCTAATTTATCAGCCATAATTCTCTGTTATTTCACTGTTTATTTTGTCCTTGGGTCTTTATTGTTTGCCCTGTTATTTGCCCTTACTGAAGCGACATTTTGTAACCTTTCAACTTCCATTTTAAACGGGTAACAATGCTTCATATTTTCAAGTGTGTAATAAACTATAGACGCACGGTAAGGGTTTTCTTTTGTTTTTATGATAGGCATTACCCCGTGAATTTCACTTTGCCCATCAAATATTGCTAAATAACCGTCTTCTTGTGCGAGTGCAAAACCATACTCAGGGAAAACAAGTTGACCGCCTACAATCCCGTCTCTTAAAATTAAAACGTTTGATAAATTACCCCTAAAATTTCCCGTGTCTTTATGGTATTTTATTGCGTGGTTTACATTTATGTTTGCGGTTGTAAAGGGTGTTTTTTCTTTAATTAAATAATCGCTATCAACGTT